TGGTGGGTCTGTCTTCTCTGTATCTCCTTCATTTAATCTAGGATTCCAAGCCATATAGTCCTGATAAAACCAAGGGAAATTGCCATATGTTATTTCATTAATAACACCATATATAAAATCTTTACCTAAAGCATTCTCTATTCTCATACAAATATCTCTTTCATTATGAGTTTTGTTTTTGTTTCATTAAACTTACAAAATGGTCTGTACTTTTTTAGTTTTTTAGAAAAGGTAGGCCAGACATAAGTTTCTTTAATTTCTTTATCCCAATTTTTAATAAACGCCAAGTGTCTCTCAAATATGAGTGCTGTCTCGATCCCGATCTTTTTTGAAAGAAGTAATCGTAGCAATTTTGGATGCTGTCCACTATTACAAGATAACAAACCATCAAAAGAAATCCTATCAATGCTAATCCTATCACTAAGCAATACGCAATCGCTCCTAAAATGGTAATCAAGGGCGTCATTACGTTTCTTCCAGTCCAAGTATGTATCGTGTCCATTGTTTCTAGCTAATTCTCCAATCCATTTTTTATCATTTGTTATAAAGTTGCATACAAAATAATTTATAATTTCAGTAGGTGTATATTTGGTACTTAACTTATGAAAGAAGTACCTATCGTTCCTCTTCGTAAATGTTTCCAATTTGCAATTAACTTTACCTTCATATTTAAAATAATCATATGTATCACTACCAAAATGTAATTTGATAGCCAAATAAGTTTTAAATACTGAAAATCCATCATACTTCATCTATCAAATACCTAGTACACAATGGAAAATGGTCTTTCATATGTTTTGATATTTGTAGTGTTACCATTCTCGTCTCTTCTTGAGCATTTGATTTGTTTCTTAAATTACATACTCTACTAAAAGCATAAACACTACCTGACCATATCCACTCTGTATGCATACATTGTGGTAATATCATTCTTGCCATTTCTGGTGCTATACCATCTTCTATCATATCTTTATAGGTTCCTTCGGCAACATTTATTAAATGCATAATGTCATAAGGTACCTCTTCATCACTTGACCCTTGTTTAATATTTTTCTCTGGTCTCTTACGCCACATAAATGGAATATAAAATTCTGGTTTATCATCTACATATCTTCTACTGACTTCGTTCCAAGCCAAACCAACTTGATGTTTAACTAATTGTCTTGCAACAAATACTGGTGCCTTAATTCTAAATGAAATTGTAGCGTGAGCAAAAGGTGACCAATGTCCCCATTTTGCCAAATATTTTATTAACTTCTCATCTTTGTCGTCTAAATCTTTTTTGATTTTTGCAAATGAAACTCTAGCAGCATTCACTACTGATAGGTCACTTCCCATTTTATCTATAAAACTAATCTCCATAAACTATCTTCCTTCTATATTCAATTTCATTTTTAGAATCTTCTGGCAAATCAAAGTTACCTCTTGTATCTTGTACCCAATCCATCGCAATTGAATATCTATTTTCTTTTTGGTCATTATAACATAATTGGTGTACCGTATTTGAATAATACATTACTAAAAAATTCTTTTTTGTTGAAAGTGTCCATTGAGCTGCGTTCCATTCAGTTCGTTCTTTTACCAATGGCATTGGGTGTAGTTTATTAAAAGTATTTGGGTCTTCAAAGGCAATAGATTGTGGTTCACTAGGATAATATACAGCTGATAATATAGATGAATTGTGTTGATGTGGATATCCCATACCACCTGGTTCCGTCTTGGTTCCCCAACTAGTCATACATTTTAAACCAGGAACACATTTTAAATAATCTCTGTTAATTTCATCAACCATTATTTGTGCTTGTTCATTAAGTTGTTCAAAACCTGGGTCTTTTAATAACTTTAAGGTGTAAGTTTTATAACATTTAATTCTAGTAGTATTATTATCAATACTAAAATACTTTTCATTTTTAAGTAATTCTAATATAGCGTCTGCGTCAATATCCAGTTTCTTAATCCAAACTGGTTTTGGAAACATTATTATTTTATCCATTGCACTCATACGCCGTATATTGTCTTTCTTCTCTTCTCAATAGATTCTATTTTATCTTTACTAACATCATTAAACTTACCCTTATAAGCAGGTACAAAGTTAAATGCTATACTATATCTATCATCTTTACTATCGTTATATGCTAATTGATGGTCTGTTGTACTATAAAACAACAAACAGAAATTATGGTGTGTATCTATAGACCAATCTGTTGAGTTCCAAGTATTTCTTGTTTTAAATTCTGGTTCTGGATGTTGGTTCGTGTCAAAAGCATACCTCTTGTTAGAGAATACTATCTTAGCACCTTCTCCTGGATAATATACGCCACTTAAAAAAGTACTTGTATGGTAATGTACATCACCAACACCACCTGGTTCTGTCTTGGTTGCCCAAGATTCAACCAATTCTAATTCTGTTGTTGATTGTATATAATTATGATTAACCTTATTGCCCATTGCTTGTATGGCCATCCACAATGTTTTAAATTGTGGCATATCCAATAGGTTATTGGTTTTAGATTTTGATGATTTAATGATTGTTGTATTGTTGTCTATACTATAATAATCTAACTTTTTCAACTCTTTTGATACTAAATTATTATCTACTTCACTAAATCTCTCCACAAATAATGGTTGTGGAAACATTGTAATCACGTCCATTATACTGGCAAACTCCCGGTTTTAGGCAAAAAGTTTAACTTCTGTGCCTCTATTTCTATTTTTAACTTTAACGGTTTTGAAATGAGTTTATTGATATATTGTAGGTCTATGTCGTTCTCTTCACAATAATGAATAACAGCATCCATATAAGATAAGTTTTTTTCTTTAACTAATTTCTCAATGATTAATGTAAATTCTTTACTCTTCACTATGCACTAATGGCTTTTTCATCCGAATCTTTTTCAGGAGAGCAACCAATCCTCTGTATAATAATTTCATTATCTTTACCGTGTTCTATATCTATCCATACTTTAAGACCGTTTTCCACCAATTCGTAGTTTTTATCTACGTATTGTTGACACGCCTCAGCATTTGGAAAAGTAAAATCTGAATTGTATGTCAGCTGATATGTTCCATTTGGAAACAATAACATTGCTACTAAAACAAATTTTATCATATTGAACATCTCCCTATTTTATACTATTTCTTTTAGAAAGTCAATAGTAGGTGAGCTTCTGTTGCAAGGTGCTCACCAAACCCCGGTTGCCTAACTAGGCAGCCATAGCAAATTGATTATTGCCATTTAAATTGCACTTTAGAGTTGGTGCCAACTATTCTCTCCAACAAATTTTAATACCGGTCGATCCTATTTCCACCCCTTTAAGCACACCTACGCTGTGTTTAAAATGGTGGAGTGGCAGGGTACTGCCCCCTGGTCCCTAATGTTTATTGTTTTGTCTTCAACGAGAATTCTTTTTGTATTCGTCATACTCTAAACCATCTATTTTCAAATCAAAGCTATGAGAAATCATACAAGTATGTAATTTACCTGGTACACTAATAACAATTAATTGTTGGTCTTCTTTTGCTGTTATAAATGTACTAACAACATATACAGGCTGACCATCCTTATCTGCTCCACTTCTACCTAGTGATATTGTGGCTATCAGAAACTTATTGTCTGCTATGTATTTTTGTATAGTCTCGGTAGTCCCACATACTGCTGGTATTTGTTCCCATACCAAATCGTACTTTAATTCCTTACCTTTTTGCCAAGTTTCCTCAGCGAAGGTTGTGGAACTCAATAACGATAGTATGAATAGACTAATTAGACTTAACTTTGTTATGATTCTCATCAAAGTATTTATAAAATTCTTTTATACTTTTTTTGAGTTGAGGCAAATAATCTTTTTTCTCTTTGATGTAAGGCACCATTGAGCCATCTTCGCCTGCAATTAATATAACAATTTGTTCTATGGGAGTCCCGAATAGCTCTTCATACATAACTGCATAAGCAGTTGTCTGTTCAAAGTAATTTCCTATCCAAGATTCTTGTCTCTCTTTGTTTGCTGTTTTGAAATCTATAACAGATAATTTGCCATTGTATTCTGCAATACAATCAACTTGACCAGCAATGGTCAATTCTTTGCTATACATTATCTGCTCAATCATATGAATATTATTCACTTGATCTAAATATGGTTTCATAAGTCTAAACATACCTAACGGCAGTACAGACCTTTCACTTGGTGTTTCACCTTTTAAATATTGTTCTACTAATTTGTGTGTAGATTTACCACGTCTAGCGGCTCTACCCATTTCCCAATTAGCAACGTTCTCACCTATT